CGGAAAGTCCGTACGTTAAGTTCTTGATCCTATTGGTGATGCTATCAAATTTCATATCCTCAATACGACCTGAGCGTTTAGTGACCCTCATATACTTTTAATTCCAGTTTTATTTTTAACTTACTTCCCACACTCGAGATCTTTACTCCGGACTGGAACAGACCCGGCAACCTCCATCTTACGGTTGGGTTGGAGGAGGTAAGAGTTTACGAAAAATGGACCTGTCTCACCTGGTTTGGCAACTGGGGCATAGGAACCCACGAAACAGGCTGGGGGTTCACATGGAATTTTCTCGACATTTTCTGGTTTTTTTGCGTACACTTCGTTGAAGTCAGCGTAGTCTAACATTTAATATCTACAGACAATTTTTTTTCGGATACTATATTAAATGGCTCACCTTGATTCGATCCAACAGTGTGAGACTCCACTGAATACCCTCTTCTTTTCGGATTTTAACAAAAATCTTCTTCAGCGTGGGATTCGACAGGCGTTCAAAAACCGATCTGGTATTTCTATCGATTACCAAAACTCCGATGATCTCTATGGTATCATGCGCATGGTATTCGTAAACAACTCTGGTGATCACTACACCCGTGTCAACGACCAGGTAAAGGAGATGAACGGTCGGGTCATAGAAACCGCCCTTTCCCAAATCCAAACGGGTGTTTCTCAATACATAGCGTATGCCAAGGATATTGATACTATTAGCATGCCCCTGGACCAACCCGTGAATACCAGTACCACCGGCAAAAAGATTGATTTCAATAACAAAATTGGAATTAATTAAAGATTGCAGTCCAGTATATTTCAAGTGATGAGCCTAAACGATTACAAAACTGAAACCGAGAGAGTGTGTAGAATTAAGGGGTGGGATAGGGCACCGATTGACACAGTGTGGCTTCTTCTGACTGAGGAGGTTGGGGAACTGGCGTCAGCTATTCGACAATACAAAAAGACGTTCAAAAAGATGAATTTAAAAAAGGATCGGGGTACAGATGTCATGATGGAGATGGGGGACGTCTTCAGTTATCTTTTTCAACTCGCACACATGTTGAATGTGGACTTGGATAAGATGTGGGAAGAGCACAAGTTTAAAATGAGTGAGAAGAAATATAATCTAAAGTAATACTACTAATGAGCAAGTTTATGCTTGATGATGTAGATGCTATGGACGACGTCAATCCATTTGTCACACATGACTTTTCCCTCCCAGGGGGTGTGAGACAGACGGGTGATTTCGATAATTTCAATGAAGTCGGCGTCCACGACGCGCTCGTTTTGGACAAGACACAGAAGAGTGTATTTTGTGCATACGGTCTCTGTAAAGATGAGACCAAGGTGGAGGGGGCGTTTGAAAATATACATCCCCGTAGGAACATAGAATGTGATTTACCTCCCTCTCCCCAGATTGTTGGTGTTTCCAACACGTCAAATACACCTCTTTTCACTATAGCCCTGTGTACACTTATCATAGTGTCTGCAGGTTTATTATACGCAAGACGTTAAAAAAGTATAAGAGACGGGATTTGATTATACATTCTTGAATACCAGCGTAAGCATCTTTACAACAATTCTTCATAAACTCCACTTGCCAAGCACTTTCCTTATTTATACGGGGTGGTTGAAATGATGGATCTAAAATTTTAATCGCGTGTACAATGCGAATGTACACATCATCGGAGTGTTCGTATACGAGGATGTTATCGAGTATCAACTCGGACATTCTCTGCAACACCTCAACTGTTTTATACACCATCGCATCGAGAAACTTCTCATATTGGATAGATTGTGTATTCGATTGTAAAAATACCCAATCTCCGAGAGGTTTGGTGTTGATGTAATCCGTAAACGTGGTGTACTCACGAGACATGGGAATGTACTTGTCATATTGTACTTCAACATATGAAAGATCAGATTCTACATCGTGAACATGTTTAGCGGATTTGATGAATGAGGTCATTTAATTTAAAGAGTTTTTTTTCTTTAAACACCTAAGTGATACCCCCTCCTCCCGTAAATCATGTCCCAAGATGTACTCTACAATCGCAAATAACAGTTTTTCCTACCTTCTCACGATCGATGATTTCAGGAATGAGATTGAGGAAGAACTCAGACCCTCGTGGTTAAAAATTACAACGATCACGATGGTTTCGAGTTTTGCTCAAAACATCGATATAGCCAAACTCCGCTCTTCCTTCGAGGAGGTGGGATCGTATAAGATGAGGCGAGTCGGCGCCGGCGCCGTCGATGGCTTTGAGTGGAAATTGAAACCGACAACGTTTTATAATCAAGTCACTCTCACCTACCACGACACCTACAGCACAAAGTCTGTCAAGGTGTTTCCAAATGGGAGTATTCAGGTTGCCGGGTGCTGCGATCTCTTTGACTGTAAACGTATCATCACCCAACTCACCCAGATTTTCAAAACCTTCCGCGTCCTCTGCGACGCCGACACCATTTCAGCTGAATCCTTTCGGGTTGTCATGATAAACTCAAACTTTAGTCTCAATTACAACGTCAATCTCATGAAGGTGGCTGACTGGTTTGAAGAGTACGATGATATTTTTAAAGTTTCATTTGAACCTGACAGGTACTCGGCAGTTAAAATTAAGTTTAAACCAGCCCACGACATGAAAGAAATTACGTGCAGTATATTCAGTACAGGGAAGATCATCATCACAGGGGCGGAAACCCTGAAGGAAATAGCGTTTGCCTACAACATCATCAATCAACATATAAATGAAAATCCCAATATTCGGGTATCTCGGACCACTGAGACGGATGTATTTGACATTTATTTGGGGTACAGGTGTGAACCACTCATCAAGGTTCTCAGAGAGAGGGGATTCCAGTCTTGGATGAGAACGATAACGAATAGACAAATTAATTTCTAGAAGTATATTAATATAATGTCTCAACGACTTGGCATGGCCGATGGTCGATGCTTCACCATAAACTCGTCAGCCCAACTTCTCAACAACTACGTCATGCAAAAAAATGGGATAACCTTCGAGGACAATTATTCTTACAGGAAACTCCTCCAAAAGTCGGGTCCCGAACTCCTCTCGAAGGTTCAGGAAGAGCAGGGTAAGGCGAACTGCAACAATTGCGACAAACCCCTCCTCGATACCTCCAAAATCTACTGAGCTAAATCACCAAAAAAACTTTAAACCCATACTTTAGAATGTCAACATGTTCCATATGTCTCAATGAAGTCAAAACAACGAGGGCCAACCCCCCCACTCGTTGTGGACATATGTTTCATTCCCACTGTCTACAGGCATGGAAACAAAAAGGTAAAAATACGTGCCCCGTGTGTAGAAAAGTTTTTGACGCCTCTCAGTTTAAAATTACAGTCACAGTGCAGAACAATCACACAGCTGTCTCAAACACTGTGTCATTGAATGAAAATGTCACTATGGACGTCATAGATCTCTTCGATCTTTCCTTCGAGGGTGTAGAAAACCTTCTCGATTTAGATAGTATTTTGTCAGACCTTGGGGTGAGTCTTACCGACTTTGATCCCAGTATTTTTGACACAGAATGAGCTACAATACCGCTCATAGTTTAGTCCGGGGTAGTTCCTAGAAGCTTTACGGGGATCTTTAATTACATTCCCCTTGGCGTCAGTCAGAAGTGGACCAGTAGCCCACCCACGCTTGTGACTGAATACGTTAGCCTTGAATACGATACGCTTCCCAACCTTGAATGTACCCGCCCTCTTTATCCTAGACTCGGGTACCTTGAAGAATTTAGCAACCGATTTGATGGTGTCCTCTGGTTTGATTTTATATTCCACAACCCCGTGCTGTTTGTAAAAGTGAAAGTCTCCCTGGCGAATGTAGTTGGAAGGTCTCCCAGGAGAAACAAACATCATGATTTTGTAGTACCCCTTTTTACATTTCTCGTTGGGATCAACCTTGTAAACCTTCTTGGGATTGTCTGAAATAACGCGATTGGGGAGACCAGTGCAGTGGGTGTAGTTGTGGTTCCCATTCGACAACCCAGAGCGATCACCGGGTATAGACTTCTGCCACCTGTACGCTTCGTAATCCCCAACTGCATACGCATAACAATTATTGTTCACGATGCCCTTTGTTGTACCCCACCTCCTATTGGTAAACCTACTTTCAGAACCACTCAGAGGTGGAACCTTCATTTGTTATCAAGTCAGAAAAAAATATCAGTAAATAATAAATGTTCAAGGAAATTATCAAATCCGAAAATAAGTCTGATGCACTCACCGAGTTTCTCATCTTCGTGCTCGCCCTTCTCATCAGCACCTTTGTTCTCCGTCTCGTTTGGAACCGATCCCTTGTGAAGCACATCTCCGTCCTCAAGCCCATCAAGAACCTGAGCGACGCCCTTCTCCTCTCCATTTCCCTGATGGTTGTCCGCGGTATCTAAACCTCGGTATACCCAATCGTCTGCTCCCCAGTGGAGTCTACGAGTGTCGGGAACGCATCCATACCAGCACATGATTCCTTATCACAGTCTACGAACGTGTGAGGTATACTATTCTTCTTCATGTAATCTAACTGCTTACGAGTCCATCCACATCCCATGGTCCCGTAAACCGTCCATTTCTTACCGTCTTTTGGCGGAGCCCGTTCAGTTCGCATGAGAATCATAACAGCGACAATCATTAGAATCACGAAAGCAATCATATTTTATTATAGGTAAATATTAAATGTCTTCAACTGTATTCACTATTGGAACTAAAAAAGTCACACTCAAGTACACCAGGAAAATGCCCCGTGGTGAAGTTGAACGGATGAAATCATTCGTCACTAAGGATGGGGTGAAGCTCACCAAGACCCCACAGTTTAAGATACTCTCCGAAGTCGATGAGGGCACTAAGCGCACATTCAAGATCGTACTTTAATCATCTCCGTCTGCGGGGGATTGGCTTGGGAGTACCAACCTCTCGCCGTTTTTTCATAACAGCTACCGCCCTCGCATATGCAGCCGCCTTATTGATTGGTGTACTGGATTTCTTTTTCGGAACAATCTGGGGTCGCACAAATGTTCGTGGCTTTGGTATAGGTAATGCCCTAATTTCCCCCGTTAAGAAGGGTTTGGATAAAATCTTCTCAAACCCTGGTACGAAAAGGGTGTGACTGGCGTTCTTGCTACCACGTAATCTATATTGCTTAACAAATTGATCACTATCCGTTAAATATTCTTTGGGTAGGAGGGATTCAATAAAAGTCTGTATCTCCAAGGTATCGGGGGGCGTCTTTTTGAAAGAGTTTTGCGTTTTCATCAATATATTTTTGTACTTGTTGCGGTTCGCTCCATTTTCCATTTTTGCGACTAACCTTTGGAATTTAACAATATTTTGTTTAAGAATTTGTGTATTTTGGGTCAGTCCAAATAGACTATTTAGGAAGAAATGTACATCGTAGAGTTTGTGGGAGTTTCTCGAAATCCCAATATTTTTGTAGTTGTCACTATTGATAAGAGGATTTTTTATACGGGGGAATAGTGAAAATCCAAAATCAATCATCACAGCTTCGACGCCACCATTGGGAATCGTGTATATTTTATTACTCAATTCAACCCGAATTTTCTTTTCGGGAACCTTCTTGATCAAAATGTTACCCATGTGAAGATCGTGATGTCGGAATTTTGGGTATTTTTGATGAATTCTGTAGAGATTGTAAATAACCTGAACAATCACAGACTTAACCTGTTCCAAAGATGGTTTGGTCATCATCCACCAATCTTTTAATTCCATCCCATCGATGTATTCCATGTAGATGATAACTTTATCACTACACGTCTTGTATATGTAGGTGTCTGGAACACCAAAGCCCTTCAACTTTTTCGCGATGGTATATTCCATTCGAGCCGGATTTTGTTTTAAAAATT